TTCATAACAGTTGGTGCGAGAGTCGCAGAAAACTCATAATCTTGTTCATCAATGACTTGTCCACCAATGAGAAGTTCAACCTTGGAAATTCTAGCGTCCCAGTTAGTTTGGTCACCACTTCTATTAGTGATGTAGACATATCCGACCATATCACCTTTTCTTTCAAACCTGACGGTCGACATACCGTTCGAGGATGGGTTGCCCTGGATAACCTGTTTTTCAACAGTTTGGGCGAAATTTGTGTGACGTTTATAGTTGGACCTGAAAAAAGAAACTTCAGGTTGGCCGACGAGATGCGCATCTTGGGCACCTACGGCAACGAGTTGAGCAATACCTCCAGACATATTTTATATTATACTAAGGTTTTATTTTTTTAACCTAGGCAAATCCAATCGCATTCATATAAATATTTCCATATAAATTCGATAGTGTCATGAGTGCATGTTTGTCTTGGGTAACTGAAACATCGGTCGTCATTGCATAAAAGTTGACGTTCGTCATGGCGGAGGAAATGTTTATGGCACCTCCACTCGCGAGTATAGGCACGACAATTTGTGCACCCGTTATAAAATTTGAAAATACAAGATTTGAAACGTCAGTTGTTGAAACGACGAGTGGTGCTGTACCATACGTTTTTTCTTTTGCGTCAATTGTTATTGTTCCAGAAGAGATAGTTGCAGAAATATCCGTATTCGTTAATTTTATATTTTGTGACGTGGTATTACCTGATATTGTAATATCACCTGTAGTAATTACATTTCCGGTATTTACGTTCCCTGATGTAACGAGGCCACCTAACGTGAGAACATTTGCGGTTACATTTGCACCTGCATTAACACTCACGACATCGTCTAATGCAAAAGGTGATGCCGCGACGTTTAACCCTCCAATTGTAATGTTATCCGCCGAAACGTTACCCGAAACCGTGAGTACATTAGACCCGAATGTGTTTATGGTAAGGTTCGAACCTATCAATACATTTGCAGCTTCTTCGGTTATATTAACGAACGACGAACCACCCTGTCCTCCCGAATCGTAGATTTCACCTGTTGTTGTGTTGAAAGATAAAACGTTATTCGAAGGGGCTGCATAAGCCGGGTCAAGTTTTATCGCGTTCACGACGAATAAATTCGATTTCGTTCCACTCGTTGATTTAAGTGTTATTTTATTTACAAAATCAATATTTGAAGTTATTTCAATACCAGTTGTTGCATTTGAAAACTGGACGACGTTGGATGTTGTGTTACCTTCATCGACAACACTCGCTAACGTTGGTGTCGCCGTTTGTATACCCGAAAGTTGGGAACCGTCACCAAAAAAGTAACTTGCCTCGACGTTACCATATACATTCATTTTAAAATTTACCCCGTCTTTTACAGTTATAGAAGATTCTCCTGCATGATTATCCGTAAACCCAATTGCAAATTCAGATTCAGTTTGGTCGTACCCTACGTATACATTACCTGTCACTGGATTAGTTATTGGGCGCGCAAGTAATAAACCAGAATCTACTGAAGCTGATGCATTGCCAAGTTGAATAATTGGATCTTGAACAATAAGATTTTGTGTGTTTACGGTTGTTGTTGTACCACCTACGAGTAAATTGCCTGTAATTTCTGTATCCCCTTCGACGCGTAAATCATAACCATTGAGATCGGGTGTACCTGTACCTACATAAATAGTGGAAGCACTTATAGTGTTTGCACCCTCAATTGATCCGTACATGTTCGTAGCAACAACATTATCCCCAACAACGTTACCATTCAAAGTAATTACACTTACGTTATCCCCCGAGACATTACCATTCAAAGTAATCACATCTACATTATTACCAACAACGTTACCATTCAAGGTAATCACGTTTACATTATCACCCGAGACATTACCATAAAGTGTAATCGCACTTACATTATCCCCGACAACGTTACCATTCAAAGTAATCACATCTACATTATTACCAATAACGTTACCATAAAGTGTAATTGCATTCACATTATCCCCAACAACATTACCATTCAAAGTAATCACATCTACATTATTACCAACAACGTTACCATTCAAAGTAATCGCATTTACATTATCCCCAACAACATTACCATTCAAAGTAATCGCACTTACATTATCCCCTACGACATTACCACTCAAAGTAATCACACTTACATTATCCCCTACGACGTTACCACTCAAAGTAATTGCATTCACATTATCCCCTACGACGTTACTGTTTACAGTAATAGCCGTTAAATCACCGGACGTGAGTGTTAAGTTGTTTTGTACGATGACATTACCTAAAACTCGGAACGTTATGATATTTGCGTCATCAAGAACATGATTATCCGATACCGTGTTTTGTGTATATCCAAGTACCATTTCGTGTTCGTGTAAGTCCTCTCCTTCTGGTTCGCCGTGGTGTATAAATGCAATGTTATGTCCCGGGTGTTCCATGATTATACCAACATCGAGTGTATGCGATGTATTGTTATTCGCAATACCTAAGATACGATCGTTAATAACTACCGTATTTGACTCGAAAACGTACGTGTTACCGGTAAACGATAAGTTACCCGTAAACTCAGCATTTGCTGCGTTTATAATGTATGTACCGTCATTATCTACGTGTGCGGGTGAACGAATAAGTTTACCCGTCCCCTTTTCAATCATGGGTATATAACTGATACCGGTACCTGAAGGATCTTTTATACCGGAAACAAAAATATTACTTCCAACGTGAACGTTACCCGATGATATGAAACCGGTTGTTATGTTTGTTGATGCGATAGTGTTTGTAGTAGAGTTACTCCACGACGTAACCATATCCAAAGTTTGGTTATTTGCACTCAAATTTGAAGCGAGTATCTTTTTGAGTTCGTTACCTGTGCTATTCACGTAAACGTAAGTTGGCTGCGCGTAAACTTCTTCCGCGTTCGGAATATCGTTCGAACGACCAACACCCGTAACAAGAATTTTCTCACCGGATTTAACAACTATACCAACGTTTTGTATTTTATCCGTGTTATTAAACGGGACTGTATTCATTAACCCACCGGGTGTGGTGTTACTCACATAAAGTATTTCACCTTTTTGAAAATTCGTGTCAAACGTCATACCAAACGTACCAAAAGTAACGACGTGTCCGTTTTCGTTTTCGTTTATAGTACCATCCATAACAATACCTATAGCGGGCATGGTTGAAGCACTGGATGAATTCGCTTTTCTTACTTCGGGTGTGTCTCCCGAACCATCGTTTATATAAACAACATCACCTTTTGAAAGATCTTCATCCGCTTTTACTTCTATGGAAGTAAAATCTATGTAATCGTCTATCCAATTTCCGTCGATATAAAGTAAACTTTTATGATCATTTGGATCTGTTATGATGACATTAGAGAGCTGGTTGAGTTTAACACCTACATTAGACGTAAGATCGGTCGTAAACGCCGTGTGTGCGTTCGTAAACTGAACCGTATTTGATGTCGTATTACCCGCATCCGTAACTTGTTGAAGAGTGACGTTCGAGAGAATACCACCGTCACCTATAAAAAATCCAGATGTTGTTTCTATATTATTTGTTGTGTATACATTATCCCCGACAACGTTGCCATTCAAAGTAATCACATTTGCACTATGCCCAACAACGTTACCATTTAATGTAATTGCCGTTAGTTCACCCGATGTGAGTGTTATGTTGTTTTGTGCTATTACATTACCATATACGTGTAAATCTATAACATTTGCCGAATCGGGTGTGATTTCGGTATCTAAAGAACTGTTTAGTGTGTAGCCTATCATCATTTCTTTTTCAACACCTCTAAAAGTTACCGTTGGACTTGCATTACTATCGGGTTGTTTCATAATAATACCAATATCTGTCGATGTTTCAGTGTTATTGTTTGCGAGACTTATAACGGCATCTCCGAAAGTTGTATTTATTGTATCAATTGTTGTTGTCGTACCTTCGACGAGAAGGTTACCTTTTACGTGTGCGTCTTTTTGTACGGTAATGTAGTCTGTTTTTGTATAATTCGATACGTTTACGTTCCCCGTAACTTCAACGACATCTGTTCCTAATGTATCTATAGTCACATTCGAACCAATCAAAGCTTTTCTCGAAGTAAACGTATTCCCCGTAACTTCGAGAACATTTGATCCTAAAGTATCTATAGTCACATTCGAACCAATCAAAGCTTTTCTCGATGTAAATGTGTTCCCCGTAACTTCGACAACATTAGATCCTAAAGTATCTATAGTCACATTCGAACCAATCAAAGCTTTTCTCGAGGTATACGTGTTCCCCGTAACTTCGACGGCATTAGATCCTAGTGTATCTATAGTCACATTCGAACCAATCAAAGCTTTTCTCGAGGTAAACGTGTTCCCCGTAACTTCGACAACATTAGATCCTAGTGTATCCATGACAAGATTAGACCCAACTAAAGCTTTTCTCGAGGTAAACGTGTTCCCCGTAACTTCAACGACATTAGACCCTAATGTATCTATAGTAACGTTTGAACCAATCAAAGCTTTTCTTGAAGTAAACGTGTTCCCCGTAATTTCGACAACATTAGACCCTAAAGTATCTATAGTAACATTCGACCCAATTAATACTTTTCTCGATGTGAACGTATTACCAGTCACAACTAATATATTTGGACCTTTATCGTCTACGAATAAGTTCGAACCAACATCTAACGTGTGTATACCATGTGTATTCTGTATACCAACATTACCGTTCGTGATCAAAGCTGGACCATTTGCATAGTTAAACTGAACTGTTCTAGAAGCGGTTGTATTACCTTGTAAAACGATATTGTTTAAATTCAAGTTTGAAAGAAAATAACTATCGCCATGGTAAAATGCCGCACTTACGTTACCCGTGGTACTAAACGCGTTTATGGATGCAGTTGGGTGTTGTAAAAACGTATTCGAACCTAAACTTAACCCCGTTATAGTTGGATTATTGTTAGATAAACCAATATGGTCTACAGTTATTGAATCTGTATTTATTCTACCCGAAACTTGAATTTTATTAGTTACACTAGAATCTATTAAAATAGAAGGTCCCACGCGTACTTCACCATCTTTGGTTACATGAACATTTGAACCTACATCGAGTGCGTGTGTAGGACTTGTATTCTGTATACCGACATTACCAGTTGTTACAAACGAAGTCGTATCATTTATAAAACGAACCGTATTTGATGTAACGTTATCATTATTCGTCGCATATTGTAAATTAATCGAAAAAAGATCAACCGCAGGTACATTCGAATCTATAATTTCCTTGGTTTCTGTATTATACGTTAACATGGTTATATCCCTGGATGTTATATCATCTTCTTGACGAAGTGGTGTCATGTAAATACTCCCTGGAACCGATGTACCTATAGCTGCATTAGAAGCATTGAATACGATCGTGTTTTCACCCTGGTCGTCCGTAGCGTATTTACCAAACCGGATTTTGGTAGACCGCTCGATGGTCGGTATGTTTTTAACCATTTAATATAGGTACGTATTTTAATTTGCGTAGATAAGACCAGCCATACCATTTTCAATACGAAGTATATTGTAGTTGACTGCGTATATAGGATCACTAATTATCATGGTTTGACTGACTACCTTTGCAGAATCTAATCGACTAAAATTGAGTGTTCCTGTCGGCTGGAGCGAACTCGTCGATAAGCAAAAACAATATAAGAAAAAATCGGGTGACGTAACAAAGTTTGTGTGGTAATAGTTCATAACGTCTATGAAGTGTGGTTTCGCCCACTTGAAATTACCTATATCTAAACCGTTTATTTCAATTTTAATTTTATTAGTGGTTGATGTTAATGCTCCTTCTGTGGTTGTATCCGAAGATGCGAGATACTTTACTGGGTGATTAAACGTCAATTCTTGAGAAAGTTCATTTGATGGGATACTTTTTTGAACCTGGGTAATAATTAAATTATGGTTACGCGAAACAAGGTTACCACGTTCTTCGTTATCGAGGTAATAATAGTTTGAATAACACTCAAAGTTATAGTTACCCGCATTTGGTCCCCAATGTATACGTAATTCGACGTTATGGTAATGTAAAGCGACTATGGGTAAAGCACACTGTGCACCCTCACAAAAGAAGAATCTAAATGGATAGAAATAGGAACGTGCACTTATACCTGGGTGTGTACCATTTGCACTTTTTGATACGTTTGTTGCAAACGTATCGATTGCTATTTTTTCGGTGAAAATGGCATCTTGTGTATCTATGACCTGACCACCAATGAGAAGCTCAACTTTGTCTATAAGCGTGTCCCACCTTTGAATATCGAGTGCCTGTGTATTATTATCAATTGTTAGGTATGTATACCCTAACATATCACCTGTTCGATCAAAACGAATAGATGACATAGAATTCGCTTTCACATCTCCCTGAATGGTCTGTTTTTCAACAGCTTGTGAAAAGTTAGAATGTCGTTTAAACGTTGACGTAAAAAAAGATATTTCTGGTTCGCCCATAATGTATTCGTCTTGAGCACCAATTGCTATAAGTTGAACAATACCAGATGACATTTATAATAAG